AATTTTTCTCCTCTATTGATAGAGGATGGATTCCTTGTGATATTTTAGAAGCAGATACAAAAAACGAATTAGTTAAAGTATGTTTTTATCATCCAGATTCTAGGAATTGGATGGAAACGTGCCAAGGTGGTGTGTTTGATGAGGTAGTTGAGATGTGGAGAGTGCGGTTGAGAGAATCGTAAACAATTCCCAGATGTCCTGTTGCAATGCCCGATAAATACAAGGTGCCCAGCGATTGTGTCCAGTCATATCGTAATTATTATTGCGGAGATAAGGTTGCTTTTGCTCGCTGGACCTCCCCATCTGAAATGTCCACTTGGTTTATTAACAATGCCGACTTACAAATTCAAAGACAATAACTCTGGTGAAGAGTTTGAGAAGTGGATGTATATGGCAGACCGTGAGAAATATCTTGCGGACAACCCAAACGTCACACAAATGCCAACGTTGCTCCACGCTGTTTCCGAAGTAGGAAACTGGCAAAATAAAACTGATAGTGATTGGAAAACTATTGTCAATCGCGCAGCAAATGTTACTGGATCTAATGTTGATAGACTCTAATTATGCCTGTAAAATCTAGAAAGAAGAATGGTGGATCTGCTAATGGCATGAGTGCCAAGCAGATGAAGAGGAAGAAACCTCTCAACGCTGATATCCTCACAGACATCGAGCCACTCACTGACAATCAACGTATATTCTTTGAAGAATATGCCAAAGACAAAAACATGTTTGGGTATGGTTGTGCAGGCACAGGTAAAACTTTTATTGCTCTATACCTTGCTCTAAAAGATGTACTCAGTGAGCATACACCTTACGAGAAAGTATATATCGTTAGGTCATTAGTATCTACACGCGAGATTGGTTTCTTACCTGGAGACCATGAAGATAAGTCATCACTTTACCAAATTCCTTATAAGAATATGGTAAAATATATGTTTGAGATGTCTTCGGACCAGGAGTTTGACCAACTTTATTACAATCTAAAGTCACAGGAAACTATTTCTTTCTGGTCTACATCATTCATCCGTGGCACTACATTTGATAATGCTATCATTCTGATTGATGAGATGCAGAATCTAAACTTCCATGAATTGGATAGTATCATTACTCGCGTCGGTCAAGACTCTAAGATTATTTTTTGTGGCGATGTTAGACAGTCCGACCTTGTGAAAACACATGAGCGTAATGGTATTATTGACTTCATGCGTATCATTGAAACGATGGAAGAGTTTGCGACAGTAGAGTTTCAACTTGAGGACATTGTACGTAGTGGTCTTGTCCGTAGTTATCTAATTAGTAAAATAAATCTAGGTCTTTGATATGCTTTTTCGTCATGTGCCATTGACTACAACTGAGATGGATGCCGAAATGATTGACGGGAAGAGGTATTATCTCACCCCGTCTGGTGGTAAGTATCCCTCTATCACTACAGTCATTGGTAGCAATCCTGAAAAGAAAGCAGGCATTGCCAGATGGCGGCGCAAAATAGGTGAGGAAAAAGCAAATCGTATCTCTACTCGTGCCGCATCTCGCGGGACAGACTTCCACCTCATGTGTGAAGATTGGCTAAATAATGAGTACGACGAGAAAAAATTCAAGGGTAAACATTTGCCCTTGATGATGTTTAAAAATACTAAAACAACATTAAGTCGCATTAATAATATCTACGCACAAGAGGTAGCACTATATTCGGACCACTTGGAGATAGCGGGGCGCGTAGATTGCATCGCTGAATTTGATGGTGAATTATCTATCATCGACTTTAAGACATCAGCGAAAGAGAAGAAGCTCCAGTGGATTGAAGATTACCTGATTCAAGAAACAGCATACGCATGTATGCTGCTGGAAAGATACAATCTAAAAGTAAATAAAATAGTAACTATCATCGCTTGCGAAAGCGGAGACACTCAGGTGTTTGTAGAAACACCAAAGAAGGAATACCTTCAAAAACTCATCGGGTATAGAGACTACTACAAAAAAACCTATGAATAAAGGAGACATACTAGAGGATAGATTTATGACTGCTGCGAAATTCTCTCAAGATGTAGAGAAGATTGCATCTTATAATGAAATGAATTATATTGATGCTATCCTACATTATTGTGATTTAAATAGTATTGAGGTTGAAACGGTATCAAAACTCATCACTAAACCTCTCAAAGAAAAATTGAAGCATGATGCTCAAGAGCTCAACTTCATCAAGAAAACGTCCAGAGCAAAACTAATGCTGGTATGACAGATTTTTTCGACTCAGATATCGTGCGTGGAGAGGCACGAGAAATGGAAGAGTTGCAAACAAAAGCAATGCAACTCACTATGGAAAAGCCACTATATGGCACGAAAGAGCAGGCCCTTGATTATATTGGGACTATTCGTTCTCTGATTGAAAAACAACAAATCTTTTATACTAGAATGAAACTATCCGATGACCCTAGGGCAAAGGATATGACAAGAAACATCGAAGACGGTGCTCGACTCCTCTATGGGTGGTGGGGTACTGAAGATGTCCGCAAACTTATGGGTGCGATGCTATCCAAACTTGACGAGTTTGAGGCAGAGTTAGAGGCAAGGGGTTGACGCCGACCTTTTGCCCTGTTATAATGTATGAGTGATACAGGCGTCACACAAATTAAATCCAACTTAATCCGAGAATCCTATGTCTTTTGCAGATCTTAAGCGCAAGTCTCAAAATTCCTTCGCAACTTTGACGAAGGAGCTAGAGAAAACAAACTCCAATTCCAGTGGCGACGAGCGTCTTTGGAAACCCAGTGTTGACACCGCTGGTAACGGGTTTGCAATCATCCGTTTCCTTCCCGCGCCTGATGGTGAGGAAGTGCCTTGGGCAAAACTTTACAGTCATGCCTTCCAAGGACCTGGCGGATGGTATATCGAAAATTCCCTGACCACTAATGGTGGAAAGGACCCAGTGGGCAATGTTAATCGCCGTCTTTGGAATAGCGGCAGTGATGCCGACAAGGAAACTGCTCGTAAGCAGAAGCGTAAGCTGTCCTACTATACCAACATCTATGTTGTTAAGGACAGTGCTAATCCTGAAAACGAAGGTCAAGTCAAACTGTATAAGTTTGGTAAGAAAATCTTTGATAAGATTATGGCAGCAATGCAACCTGAGTTTGAGGACGAGACCCCTATCAATCCGTTTGATATGTGGGAAGGTGCTAACTTCAAACTGAAGATTACCAATGTCGCAGGGTATTGGAATTATGATAAGTCAGAGTTTGCAGCACCAACTGCACTCGCTGCAGATGATTCCCAACTAGAAGCAATTTGGAAGTCCGAGCATTCTCTCGATGCTTTCACTGCCAAGGAAAACTTCAAGTCCTATGAGGAGTTGGAGGAGCGTTTGAATCTAGTGCTTGGTGTTACTCAAACACCTCAGGTAGCACGTCAAAAAGTCACTCGCACCCTTGATGAGGAGTTGGAAAATGAAAGCGATGGTCGTGGTAGTTTCACTCCTGACTTCGCTAGTCGCAAGGAAGAAAAGGTTGCTGTAGCAGCATCTCCTGCTACTGAAGATGAGGATGATGCATTGTCTTACTTTGCTCGCCTCGCTGAAGAAGATTGAAATACATCTTCCATCCTTTGACGATGATAAACTTGAGTATAGTTGGAATTCTCGCATTGATACAAGGTGTCCATACTCATGCCCATAAAACTATGAGCATTGATACTCATGGACATGTGCATCAATTCCTGAGACTAAACCCAGACTACCTCAAGAGTAAGTGTTATAATATCGAAGACTAAAACGAAAATCGCAATGCGATTACCAAAATGGCGGTAAAAAAATCCCGCCATTTTTTTTGTCTAAAAAGTCGCGTTAGATTCCTGACTTCTTTAACTGTTTACCGACGTAGTTTGTTGACTTGGCGTAGAAACTTTGCTTCTTAAATTCGTTAACAAACTCTTGTAGGTATTCTGGTTTAAGAATATAGATTTCTCTACTCTTCTCATTCTTTCTGCTTGCTTCCATGAAGTTGGTAACAGGCATTGAGATATTACTACCTAGAGTTGATGAGTATGTAAGAATACCACCTGCTCTGCTGTTGACATAAGTAAACTCTCTAGACCTGAAGGCAGCATCTACCCTGAGTCCTTCTTGCTGCACCACATCACCATCAGTATTCTTAAACTCGATGGTTTCGTAGTATGCAATGTCGCCAGGATTTTCAACCAACTCTCTTAATTCATACTCACTTACAGGCATATCAAACTGTGGATTGATTACGTTGTTAGTTAGAATCAATATCCAGTCATATAATGGTGTGCTGTATGCCATGTCAGCAATCGTGTCCCATCTATCACCTTCTTTGATAGCATACCGCTTGAAGAAGACAGAGTAACTAAATTTATCAGGGTTGATTTGATATCTACGAAAGAAATTATTCGCAACCACATAGTCTGACTGCGAGAAAGGAAACTTGACAGGTTTACTGTCGTATTCGATGTTAGGTGATAGTGAAAAATACATCAGTATAGTGCTCCGCCGCCTGATACTTCGTTTGCATAAACCATTTTGGTTTCTTGGAAATCAATGCTAATCTTGGTTGCTACTGGTGCTCCGTCTGGTCCAGTTGCCCAGGCACCATCAGGTGTATAACTTACATTGAAGTTAGTAATTACTGCTGGTTTATACTGTGTCACCCATTCATTTGGTTTGTTGCCAGTCATGAAGGTAACATCAACCAACTGAGGTAGACTTACAAAGGATGCATTCTTATCACCAGCACCACCAAAGTTTGGAAGGGTTGCTACCTTAAATACTTGAATGATATTCCTAATCATCTCAGCGTCTGCCTTATTTCTTGGTAGTAACTTATAACTTAATGAAAAGGTTCTCATCTTTGGTCCTCTGTATAGGACTTCGGTGTTTGGATTTAATACCTGACCAGTAGTCACAGAGAATACATCATTAACTGTGACAGACCCGAAGTTTGTTTTACCAAGAATAGTAGAGATAGCATTAGCAACACCAGTGCCTTTTGTTAAGAAATTACTTCCAGTAGTTGCAGCAGTCTCTAGAGCTTCTTTTAATGGTCCTTCAAATTTATCACCTGCAGCAGATGTACCAAATGTTTTTAAAGCACCTCTAGCAACTTCACTGAAGTTTTGTTTTTCCCAGTTACCACCATATTCACCTTCAATATCCTCTGGCATGTAAAGATATAATGTAGAGTATTTTTCACCTACACCACTAGAAGA